ACCGCGCGGCCTCATACGGGGAGGGGGGTTAAACAAGAAAAGCCCCACGCGGGGGCTTAAACTTCGGAAGGTGTTTAATATGAGCGAACTTAGCGAACTTGTTAACAACGTTGATATTAGCAAACAACCCGTCGCCCGTCAACTGGTAACCGAGCTGGAATTTATGGAGGCCACCTTGACCAAGCTTCGCGACGAGATCACCGCTAACGGCGTTGTCGAGGAATTCAAGCAGGGCAAGCAGGAATTTACCCGCGAGTCGCCCGCGCTCAAAGCCTACAACACGACCGTTGCACGCTACGCGACCCTTCACAAGCAGTTGTGCGAGCTGTTGCCCGACGGGGAACCGGAGCAGGGCGACGAGCTGGACGCTTTCATTTCGGAGGCGTACGACTAATGAGCGAACCGCGCGACTGGATGGCCGAATACCTGGCCGCTATAGAGGCGGGTGAGGTCACCGTATGCGCGAAGACCCGCAAGGCGTACGAGAAGGCGGCACGCGAGGCCAAGGCGACGGGCGGGCGCTGGAAGTACGACGTTGCCAAGGGCAACAGGTGCATAGACTTCATACAGCGTTTTTGCCGCCACTCTAAAGGCGAGTGGGCGGGTAAGCCCGTCGTGCTGGAACTGTGGCAGAAGGCTTTTATATGCGTCGTGTTCGGTTTCGTAGACCGCGAGACGGGCGAACGGCGCTTCACCGAGGCGCTTCTATGCGTAGCCCGCAAAGTCGGGAAAAGTACCCTAGCCGCTGGAATCCTTCTTTACATGCTCGTTGCAGACGGCGAACCGGGCGCGGAGGTGTACACGCTTGCGACGAAGCTAGACCAGGCAAAACTAATCTTCGACGAGGCCGCGCATATGGTGGAGCAATCGCCGATGCTCTCAAAGCGTTTGAAGAAGCGCCGGACAGACCTTTATTTCGCGGCGAAAATGGCGAAGATGCAGCCTTTGGGCAAGAACTCAAACAGCCTGGACGGCCTGAACTCTCACGCGGTTTGCATCGACGAGCTGCACGGGATAACCGACCGCAACTTGTACGAGGTCATGCGCCAATCAATGAGCGCGAGGCGGCAACCCCTGTTGCTGATGACAACCACGGCGGGAACGGTTCGCGAATGCATCTTCGATGACATTTACGAGTACGCCGACAAGGTTATTAACGGGGTTATCGAAGACGAACGTTTCTTCGCCGCGATCTACGAGCTAGACAGCCCCGACGAGTGGCAGGATGAAGCCGCCTGGTACAAGGCGAACCCGTCTTTAGGCACCGTTAAGAAACTGGACGATCTACGCGCCAAGGTCAACCGGGCGAAGAACAGCCCCAACGACTTGGGCGGCATACTCGTTAAGGACTTCAACATCAGGGGAACGGGCGCGGGCGCGTGGCTCAATTTCAGCGACTACAACAACGAAGAAACCTTCGACCTGGAAGACTTCAAGGGCTGTTGGGCTATCGGCGGCGCTGACTTGTCAATGACTACCGACCTCACATGTGCAACGCTTCTGATGCACCGCGAAGGCAAGTTCTACGTTCACCAAATGTACTGGATACCGGAAGACCGCCTAGAGAAGCGCATAAAGGATGACCGCATACCCTACAACAAATGGGTAGAGCGCGGATTGGTTCGACTGTGCAAGGGCAATCTAATCGACCCCACGGACGTTACCGCCTGGTTTCTCGAAATGGTTAACTACGGTATCGCCGTCGCCTGGGTCTACTTCGACCCCTGGGGCGCTTCGAGCTGGCTACCACAGATGAAAAGCTACGGTTTCCCTATGGTCGAATGCAGGCAGGGCGCGAAGACGCTTTCGGCACCTATGGAACGCCTGGGGGCTGACCTCCAATCTAAGCGGGTCAACTACAACAACCACCCCGTTTTGAAGTGGTGCATAGGCAACACCGCCGTTGAGACTGACCGAAACGGCAACATCATACCCAAGAAGAACCGCAACCCGAAGCAGCGTATAGACGGGCTGGCGAGCCTGCTAGATGCATACGTCGGACTCTGCGACCACTACAACGAGTTTTGCGACCTTTAAGGAGGTAGGGCAATGCCAAAGTACCTGAAAGACACCAAGATTGAATACTGGAAGATAGGCGAGGGATACGTAGACGATGAAGGCATACCGCACGACGGCGAACCCTACAAAGTCGCCGACCTGTGGGCGAACTTCAAGGGCAAGTCGTTTGAAGAATACTACGCGGCTCACGCCGTTTGGGCTGAACCCGTTTTCGTGGCGACCTTCACGCGCCCGGACTTCGCCGTTAAACTGCACGACTACGTTTACCACGACGGCGGTTACTACGAGATCAAGGCAATTAACGACCTCACGGGACACCCGCACAGCGACGTTAAGGTAACTGTTCAGTACGACGCGAAACAGCAATCGCAGTTCAGGAACGCCCGCCACTAAAAAGAAACTCGCCCGTCCTGTTGGAGGGGACGGGCGGGCAAGTTTCCACAGGCGCGGCGGCACCCTTAACGGATGCACCCATATTATACACCTTGCTACTTGGCTACTGTTAGCACAGTTAGCCAAGTTTTTTTATATTACCCCTTGCCTTTGGTGTGGCATCGAGTATACTAGTTGTAACATTTTGTAACACTCAATGCGAAAGCGAGGTTTTATGCAGTTCAGCAAAGAACGCTTGATTTACCTGATGCAAACGCGCTTCTACAACGGCGCGGAACTCGCCGAGGCTATCGGCACTTCGCGACAGACCGTCTACCGTTGGCTTAGGGGCGAGGCGAAGCCCTCGACAAAGAACATGAAGGCGATTTGCGAGGCGTTGAACCTGGAACCTACCGACCTGCTCATTGAGATTGAGGAAGAGTAGCCATGACGCGCAAGGAGATAAGGGAACGCGGCGAGGTTATCGCCGTCGTTGAGCGCGAGGGCGACCGCTACACCGTCACGAACCACGACGGGCGCGTATCCTCCACCCGCGACACCTTCAAGGACGCGGGCGTTATGCGTTCCTGGCTCGAATGGGCTTACCCGAACGCCGACGAGATCACGGAGGCCGAATAATGATTATCGCGGTAGCAAACCAGAAGGGCGGCGTAGGCAAGACCACGACCGTTGAAAGCCTGGGGGCGGCGCTGGCACTCGAAGGCAAGCGCGTTTTGCTCGTCGATTACGACCCCCAATGTTCGCTCACGAAAGCGATAGACAACGACGGCGGCGTGTTCCCGAAGGGCATAGGCAGCGGCTACGACCTTCTACCGGGCAACCCGCTTTTAGCCGCCGAGAAGTTCGATAGCGTCACGACGCTTGCCGACGAGCTGGAACCCGTGCGCGATCTGTACGACTACATTCTCATTGATTGCCCGCCGAGCCTGTCAGAAGCGGCCATGAACGCGCTTTATCCGGCTGACTGGGTGATAATCGCCGTTCAACCTCATTACCTGGCCGTCGCTGGAATCGGCGAGCTGTTGAAGACCCTACAGGCGTTGAACGAGGCGGGCGCTCGTATCCAAGGCGCTAAGTGCCTCCTTACCATGTACAAGCGCAACAACGCCGTTAAGGAGATGGAGCGCCAAATTACGGAGGCGTACGGCGACCCCTACGCAACCCGCATAAGGGAGAACGTGGCACTTGCCCACGCCCAGGCGGCGGGCGTTGACGTTTACCAATACGACAAACGTAGCAACGGCGCGAAGGATTACAAGGCGCTTGCACTTGAAATAATGGCCGAACACGAAACAGTTAGCTAACTTAGGAGGTAGGACAATGGCGAAACCCACGGCAAGGGCGGCAACAGACCCGAACGCGGTAATGATTGGAAACCTTAAAAAGGCCGACCGCCCGAAGACGGGCGTAAAGGCTGGACTTCGCGAGGGCGAGAGCCGCGTTACCTGCGTCATGCACGATGACCAGAACGAGCTTTTACACGATTGGGCGAAGATGACGGGGCGCACGTTCCGCGAGGTAACCATAGCAATGGCCGACCTGTACATTGAGCAGGTTATAGGCAAGTTCGCCGAGGACGGCGGCAAGGTGAAGCGCAACCCGGACAAGGAGCCGCCCGCCCGCTACGCCGACCTGTACGCCGATGACGCTACAGAAGACAAGTTCGCTAAGTATTTCTAAGGCGGTAACGTGGAACTCTACTACACAGACGAACCCAACGAGAACGCGAAGGCCAACGCGGTAGTTAAGTTGTCGCTTGACGAGCTGGAAGGCATCGCGGAGAGCACCGAGGCCATGAAGGACGCGAAGGAAGGCGACTTGTTGCCCGAATCGCTGGCCTACCTGGTCAACGCGCTTGGGCTTATCACTAGCGTTGACGGCAACGAGCGCCGTTTGCTGGATGACGAGCAGCGGGAACGGATGCAGGCCGATCTAGAGAAGGCGCAACGCCTTTACCGGGCTTCGCAGTTAGCATATTTCCGCGAGCAGTACGCGCCCGAAATCAACGAGCACGAGGCCGACTATTGGAAATTCCCCTACACGGGCGTTTCGTACGCGCTCATAGCCTACGAGCAAGCCCGTTTCGGCAACATCACCGACAAGAAGGCTACCGAACTCGTAGAACCCCAAACCTGGGGCGCTTTCAAGGACGCGCACGCCAACATAGAGCCGCATTTCTGGCGCGTGTGGTCTGCAATCGAAGACGGTACTTTCATCGACGATAACGGCGAGCGCGTCGTTAAGGTGGAAGACGGCGAGATAGACATAACGCCCATAGTTGACGCGCTTTTCGTTGACGGCTTCGACGAGGCGGGCGTATTCGGCGACTGGGAGCCGCCTTTGAACGAGGGCGAGCCTTCGACCTATTGGCACTTGAAGCCCCACACCTGGAAACATCAGGCAGGGGACGGCGAAATCGTGGAGGTAGAGGGCTATTGCCTTTGCTATGAGGAATGGGAGCAAGACGAGGACACGGGCGAAGTTGAGCACGTGGATATTGAAACGCCCTTCGAGCTGGATTATTTCGGCTTCTGGTATCTGACCCTGTACGCGCTCGTTACCCTGCTCGATTGCGAAAAGTCGGTTAGGGCGCTGGCCTACCCGACTAAAAGGCAGATGAAACGCAAGTACCTAACGACCAAAACGCGCGTGATGCAGAACGACACCGTTACAAACGCGCTTTTCGGACGCGACGAGAACGCCATACAGCCCGCCCAGTATTTCGGGGGCAAGGAGAACGCCATAGAAATAGCGACGGGCAAGAAACTTTCGGCGAGCCTGTACCTCGTTAACGATATGTCGGTAGAGGATGCAGTAGAGGCGTACCGACTTAGCCCGGTAGATCGCTTCTGGTTGGAGGGCGTTTGCTCAATGGCTCACGACGGCACCGACGTTATACGCGGTAGCGACCTGTTGAAGTTCAGCGGCTACAAGAACCCTTACCAGGAGACTTCACGCGGCGTTATGGAGCAGGCAATAAGAAGCATTACCAAAATGCGCAAACTCGAAGTGATGATTGACACCACGAAGGAACTTAGCCACTACAAGGGACTTTCGCAGGCTATCGACTTCAAGCCTATTATTGACTGCAACTATAGGCTTATGCGCTTCGATGATGGAACATCAGACTTTGAAATCATGTTGAACGTTCCGAAGGGCGGCGCACCTATCGACGCTTTACCGCTGGCCGTGTACGCGAGCGACAAGAAGCAGCTTTTGGCGGCACCGCGCGAAGAAATGGAATTCAAGACGGTAAAGAGGCTTTCGCTAGATCACCGCGTCATGTGGGCTTACGTTCTTCGCAGGATTGAGACGAAGGGACTTAGCGAAACGCTGCGCTTCGATACCATCTTGAAGAACACCGTAGACGGCGAGATCACGCGCAACAAGCGTTTTAAAATGCTTCGCGTTCTCCATTCGATGCTCGAAGAGAGGCAGGCAGACGGAAAACTTACCTTCGAGTGGATACGCAACGAGCGCACGGGGCGCGACGAAAAGGTAATAATCACGCCGACTGAGAAGGCTAAAAGTGCTATTTAACGCAACGCAAAGTGCTATTTAACGCAACGCAAAGTGCTATTTAACGCAACGGAAGTGCTATTTAACGCAACGCAACACCCGCGTTGAACTGGGGTTATCTTCCCTATAAGTCTTATAAGACTTGTAAGACTTATAGCACGGGCGAGCGCCCATTGCTTACGCGGCGCTCACCCGTTAAGGTCGAGACGAGGAAGGAGGTTTTTCACCTACAGGCATTGAAGGCAGGACGCGCCCGAATTCTCACCCGGACGCGCCCACGGACACGGGGACGGTTGACCCTGGAAGATGAACCGAACCCGTAGAAAGCGAGTATAACAGTGAAGTA